ATTGTGCATCAGCTCCTAAATGTTTTTTTATTCTAGCTTTTCCCTCATATTGATTACCACTTGATGGAAAAAATCTACCAATACCATTAGAATCTGAACCATCCTGTGTTAATGGTACTTCATCTTCATTAAAAAATACTTTTGTAACATTGTTTATTTCATGACCAGCAACTGTAATAATAATATGTAAAAATTCATTTGTTGTTCCTGTTGCTTCAGCATAAACCATAATTCCACCAACTCTAGTTTTTCCATATATTATTCTTTGTGGAGCTACACCTGCTTTAGCTGTAACCATTGTACCTTGTTGTAAATTGGTTCCTATTTCAGGTATATCTATATCAGGAGCTAATTTTCTATTTACAGCACCTAAAACTAATTGAGTACCAGCAGAAACTAAAAAAGTACCAACTAAACCAGCAGTTGTTCCTTGTAATCCAATAGCTGTTCCAACTTTAGTTGCAAAAGCTGATGGACCAATTGCAGGTATAGCGGCAAAACCAACTGCTATTGCACCTACTACTAATGCTGTTTTTATTGTTTTACTTCCCATCTATTCTATTCTCCATGCTACATTACAACTATTTGTATCTCTAGTTTCTACACCATTCTTTGCTCTAAAAATACTTTTTTGACCAATGCATACACCTAAAGTTCCACCAAGTTCTTCATCTGTTTTTAAGAACACTACATCACCTCTTTGTGCATATACACAATCTATTTCTTTAAAATTATTATCTCTAGCAATATCCATAGCAATATCTAATAAATCTTTTTTATTTAACTCCTCTAATATTTTTTTAGCATCTTTTAAGGATTTATATTCCATATCAAATACTAATTTTTCTGTAATAGTTTTAATTGCACCTATCACAAAATTAACACAATCTGATTTGCCTCTTTTAAATTTTATTGATTGTTGTTTTTGAATATAATCTGATAATTTAGTATCCCAATTTTCTATTCTCATTAGGATGTTTTCTTACCCCAAATTATTTCCTTATCTTGTAAGTCAGGAACAAATTCAAAACCCAAATCCCCAGCAAAACTTAACTGTTGGTCTTCATGTGTATATCTTCTCTCTTTAGCTCTATCTAATACAATTAATCTATTCTCTAAATTTAAAGCAATTGTTGCTGTTTCAGGACCCTCATCTATTTTCATGATGTCCATTTTACCTTTAAACAAAGTATAAACATCAGCAATTACTGCTTTGTTTGTATCAAATAAACCTAAAAAAATACTAGCATTTCTATTTGTGTAATTAGCAGATAGTGCGGCTGATATTAAACTTGATTTAATACCTGTTAAAGATAACTGTGCACCTACAGCTTCTACTTGATCACTTTCTGATATAGCACTTACATTCATTAAATCACCTAAACCTGTAAATGTATTTGATGAACCACCAGCAGTCATAGTAAGATCACCATAACCATTCCAAAATCTTAATGTTCCTGTACTAAACTCTAATTCACATGCAAGTAAAGGTCTTATAACTTGACTTGTGATTGCATTATTAAAAGCTGTTGTTAAGGTTCTTGCCATTTATTCCTCTATACTTAATATTTTCTTTCTACCTTGATATATTTCTGTTTTAGCATTTACTTTTTTACAGCTAAATCTAACTGATTGAGGATTTACCTCTCTTTCAGCTATTCTTTTTGATTTTAAACAAGCACTCATTTTATCTTTGTAAGTGTGTTCAATCATAGAACCATCCAAATACATTATTAATGCTACAACAACTTCTATCATTTTTTCTTCTTTTTCTTTTTGGGTTTATCATTATATAAATTTTCAATACCTAGTTGTACTTTAAAACAAACTTCATCAATCCAACCAAACATTGCATATAAAATTCTATCTAACATTAGTGACTACCATTTTTTCTTACTTTATCTTTTACTACTTCTAATTGTTCAGATAATTTATCAACATCTTTAATTAATCTTTCTATATTAACTTTATTGTGCATCATATTATCTACTCTTTCGGTTAATTTTTCTAACTCAACTACCATATTCTCTATTAATAAAAATTGTTCACTATCTGCTGGAAGTGAACCCATTTCACCTCTAGGCCATTTAATTCTAAATTCTGTGTTCTCATCAACATCTGAAATCATTAACTTACCATTTGTTTCTATTGTATTTAGTCTTTCAATAATTCCAAAGTATGCCCAAACTGCTACTGCTACTGCAATAATAATAGATATTAGGTTTCTTAAAGGTAATTGTATATTTGTGTTTTCGCTTACTTTCATTTTCTTTTCCTTTTACCCATTCCCATATAATGATCTCCTGGCTCATAATTCCATCTTTTGCCATGATGACCTCTTATATCAGCGTACCACATTCTCAGTCTTACAATAATTTTTCTTAAATTTCTACTCATTACTTTTTAGGTGGTCCAATAAACTTATCATTCATTAAATTAATTTCAGGATTTTCTTTTTTATAATCATTTTTAATTTTATCCCAGTAACTACCAGATTCATCAGGCCTTACATCATTTCTTGTTGGTGTTACACCTCTACATTTAGATACTAACAATTTAAAATTGTCATTATATGCTAAACTTGGGTTGTTATTTACTCTCCCACACATTTTCATTAATTCAAGTTGTTGTTTTATAGCAACATTTTCTTTAGAAGTTTTACAATCTGTTCCTAAATATTTTCTGTAAGTAAATCTCAAATATTGATCTTCGTGTGTATTACTATCACTATAGTTATAATCAGTATCTCTTCTTTCTGTACTTACTTCAAATTCTCCACATCTTACACCATATTCATTAAGATATTCGTTTCTAGGATATGCAGGTTCTACAAAGAGAGCTAAAAGACATATCAGGATTATTAGTAGTCCTGTAAAATAATAATTCATCTTGGCAATCTCCATTGTACATAAATCCTATCTGTTTAAATCCTTTATATCGTAGCTGTGTTCTCTTACTTGATCAGCTAGTTGTCTATATAAATTTTCTGCCATTTGCCATGTAGCTTCAGCAGAGGATAATCTTGTATTCATATCTGTAATTTCTTTTTGTGCTATTGCTAAATCATTTTCTAATTTAATGATTGTTATTTTACTATCATCAATAGTTGAAGTTAAATTTAAAACATATCTAATAGATGTAAATGTTCCAACTAATATAGAAGCAACTACTGGTATTAAAATAAAATTTTTTTTAAATAGTTCTGCAAAGTTCATTATAATGCCTCGGTAGCTGATAAGGTTATTCCATATTTACTCACCTGATCTGTATCCCACCCAGTTTCATTACTATCTAATCTCATTATTGTTTTTGCATTTGTATATGTAACAGTTGCATCATTTGCTATTGTTTCTATACCTTGTCTTAATGATGGTTCTATTTTAACATTTGCTTCACCTGAACCATTAGCAGTTACATCTTCAGTTACCATATACATATAAGAACCTATCTGTATATAATCACCAGCTTTGAATACATTTGCTCTATCAGCAGTGAAACCATCTAGAGCTACCTGATTACCTGTTTGACTTGCTCCATTGACTCTGACAGTCCCTGTAGCTGTTCCTTGTATGGTTTTTCTGTCTTGATCCCCTATACTAAATGTTCCTCTTCTACCCCTTAATTGTAATAAAAAAGCTAATATTACAGAAGCATTATTTTTTAGCATTGGTGGAAACTTAATTTGTGTTGTCCAATATTCACCCTCATGTTGAACAATCTGATCTTGACCTGTAAATGGTGAGCTAGAAACTGCTACAGTTCTAACTAAAGAAAATCTTTGTGTTTGTACCCCAACAACAGTTGGAAATGTCAATGGGTACGATGGTGTAAATACTGCCATAATTATCCTCCAAATGCTTTTGCAAATTTACCACCTCTCAATTTAGCATCTGCTACTGCTGATATAGTTGATTGTTGGATAGTTGGCAACATATTTGCTATTTCTGATCTAACTGTATTTGTTACACCTAAAGCAAAATTTAAGTTTTGATTTATAACAACACCTCCACCACCACCACCCATCAATGATCTTGTATCTGCATTATTTTTAATAACACCAGCACTTCCAGGAACAAATAACTCTGGTCCTCTTTCACCTACCATTCTAGGAACACCTGCCTGTTGAACACTTCCACCTGATGCTGTACTACCCATTGTAGCTGATAAATCAGTAGAACCTGAAAAAAAACTTCCTAATAAACCTGATAATCCACCACCACCACTTATTCCCTCTCTTATAGCTTTTGTAATTCTATCCATTACTAAAACTTGGAATAATGTTTTTTGTATATCTAACAATACTTCTCTTAAAATATCTTTAAATTTTAAAGCACCAGTTTCCCCTCTAGCAAAAGCATCAAATATTTTATTACCAGTTTTTTCAAATGTTTTTGCTACACCATCACCGATACCATCTAATGCTTTCTGTATATCAGCAAACTTTTGCGTTCTTTCTGCTAATATTTCTATATTATTCATTTCTCTTTCTATGGCATCGTTAATAACTCCTTGATCAGTTATTTTTTTAGATATAAGTGCATCTTCTATCTTTCTTGCCATAGCAAGTTTTCTTAATTCTACTTCTGTTTTACCTAAATCTTCTATTTCTCTTTTATTTGCTAATTCTCTTTTAGCTTGATGATCTTCTAATAATTTTTCTAATTTTGTTTTTTCTTTTAATTTATTGTTAGATGCTATTTCAGCTCTTTCTTTACTTTTAATTTCTTTCGTTAATTGACTGACTATAATTGCTCTTTTTGCTTCTAATTTAGTAATTTCACCTGTTAAAGTTTCTTGGTCTTCAGCCATCATGATACTATTTCGTAAAGTATCATTCATTTTTGCTAGTTGTGTATCTATTTCAGCAAGTTCTTTTTTTAAATCTGCTTCACCTAAACCTCTTAATGTACTTTCAAAATCACCAAAAACTGCATTTAATGTTTTTAATAATCCTGTTACAGCACTTATTGCAAGTGCAGTTAGTTTGTTATTTTCTAAAAATATTGTAAATTCTTCATTAAGTGTATCTAAAGCACCAGCTAAACCACCTGCCGCTGAAACCCCAGCTCCACCAACCTGTTCATTTAATGCTTTCATCATGATAGCTTGTGATTCCATTTTTTTACCAACAAAATCTAAAACTTTAATTTGTTCTTTTTGTTCTTCTGTAAATGAAACACCAACTCGTCTTAATGCTGATAGACCTATTTCTGGTTCTTCTAATGCTTTACCCAATTGCATTGCCGCAGTTTTAGCACTACCAAAACCTACTTCAGCCAAATCTTGTGATAGTCTTAATGCTTCTTTAAATGTTTCACCTGTTATAGATTTAAATGTTAATAAAACACCTGCCGCATCTCTTATTTCTTGTGTACTTGCTAAAGTTTCTTTACCTATTTCTTGTGATAGATTTTCTATTTCTGATAAACTTAAACCTGCAGCACCACCAGTTGCTTTTAATATTCCTTCTAATCTTTTAAATTGTCTTTCAGCTCTAGCACCAACTGCAACCATTTTACCTAATGCAAAAACTATACCTGCTATTGCAAGAGTTGCTACTGCCGCTTTTATTCCAACATTACCTATAATAGTTCCTAATGAAGTAAGTCTTCCTGCTACTGGTCCTAATGGTCCTTGTATTGCCGCTATTGATTGTGAAGCTCTTCTAAATTTATCTTGAAAACCTTTAGCCGCATTACCAGCTTTACTTGTAGCTTTTTCAATCTGTTTTGTATTTTTTTTAACTGTATCTGTAGCTTTAGTAAACTTTCTTTCAAATTCTTGAGTTTTACTTCGTAGTTCTACTGTTATTGTTGCTTGATTTGCCATTAATCAGGAAACCTCCTCATTAATTCATGCATTTCATTCCTTGTCACAGGATTTGTTTTTTGTTTACCTTTTTGTTGTAGCATGTGACCCTCCATAGCCGATGCAAACTCTTTTACACTACAACCCCAAAAGGTTTCAGGTGACATGTGAAGAATCCCTAATCCAATTTCTAAATATTCTTGGATGGGGTAGTAGTTTCTTGACTCTCCACCTTTACTAAAGGGGAATCATCTTCTGTGTCATCCCCTGTAAAGATTGTACCTAAAACTTCTCCTGCATAAACAGCAGAAGTTGTTAAACCAGTTTCTATTATCATATCACCAACAGCTTCATGTGTAAACTTACCATTTGCGCCAATAAGTCCTTCATGTAAAATTATTGATATATCATGTAAAGAAAAGTTTTGTTCTGCAATTGACCTTGCAACAACCATAACAGATTTACCTGTTCTTGTTTCTATTTTTACTATGCAATCAAATGTAAGTCTAAATGTTCTATCTTTACCACCAAACTTACGAGTGATTTCACCCTTGTATTTGTTCATCATCATCTCCTAGTGCTTTTTTTAGTTTTTTCTTTGTTGTTATTGATTTCTTCAACTCTCCATCGTTGTCTTCTATACAATGAATTTCTGCTTTACTTTCAAAAGTTACTAATTTTTGCACTATAAGATTATCATGTCCATTTAAGGTTATTTTATCTAATGGACGACAATCAACATCTTTATTGCATTCAATAACTATATATTTTAATTTAGTTACTTTAATAAATCCATGATGTTGATCGCCATTTAATTCAAAGTTTATCACTTTCCAACCATCTGTCCATTCAATCATAATTACGCGTTCGTGTAAGTTACTGTTCCACTTGATTCAAGAGTTACTGAATATGTTTCTTCACCATTAAACTCACCAGCTCTTTCATAACTTGTTACTAAAAAAGCACCTTTAACATCTGAACCATCACCAAAAACTAAATCATAATTAACAACACTTCCTGTAAATGCTGCACCTCTTAAATTATTTTCTCCAGCAGAATCTGTAAAGACTCCACTTGCTGATATACTCATACTTCTTATACCCAT